TTAAATACTTTTTACCGCGCTATTCGGCTCATTTAGCAAACTATCGTCGATCGATATTAGCGTGCCGCCCGTAAGCCCGATGTCGTATTCTACGTCGCGCTCATAAAATCTACGCGTTACGTCGCCCTCGTCTTGCTGTGCGTCGCCGCTGACGCTGATTACTTTTTCGTCGTCGCTTTGCTCTTGCATATCGGTATCTTGTGTGTCGCCGTGTTTGCGGAATTCCGAGCGTATATCCTGCACCAGAGCAAAAGCCTTGCTGCCGATACCTACTACTTTCAATGCCGTAGTGAGATAGAGCTGTGACGTGCTAGTAGCTCCTGCAGCGGCGAAGCCACCGATAGATGCCCCCTGCGTTGCAGCAGAGCCAAGCCCCGCAGAGCTACCCGAGCCTACCCAAGAGCTAGGGCTCACGCCGTTGTAAAGCTGGCAGGTTTGATTTGCTCCGCTGGCTCCGGCTACGGCTTGATTTGTCGCGGTGCTCGCATTTTGAGCGGCGACAGATTGAGTGAAAAGAGATTTCACGGAGAGATAGATCGAGCCTATTGCGCCTATAAAACCCATCACGCGTCCGAATTTAGCTAAGCTTTTTTTGCCCGAAAGAGAGCCTATCGTAGCGATAAATCCACCTATGGCGCCCGCGACAGCAAGGGTCGCCATTACTCCTCCTAGCGTAACAGCGCCTGTACCTCCTGTTAGCGCGCCTATTGTAGCGCCTGCCGCAGGTCCGTATGTGCCGACGGTTACAGCTGTCAGCACAAAGGTTATTGCTATTATGCCGATATTAATTATAGGTCCCCATTTACCGAATTTACCTTTGGATTTCCTATCATATACCAATTTATACATTTGGCTCCACTTTTTGACCCATTTTCTAGCGCCCATTGCGGGAGAATTACTATCCGCATAAAAAAGAGGATATGCGGTGCAACCAACGATTAATTCCTCTTTTTCATGCTCGCCCCCTTTCCCTAAGAGGCGAAGCCACTTATAATAGAAATAGCAAATTCCTTCGTCGAGGTCTATAAATTCGCCGCCCCCGCTTTTTTCTCCAAGAGGAAGGTCCTCATAATGTTCGCTTACAACTTGATAGTTTGTAATACCGCAAAGCCCTATTACTTCTCTAATTGGTGGTCTTCTTTTGAAATGAAATAAGCGATAAATTTCTTGCTGATTCCATCGCCCGCTATATTTGCAGGCAATCCTGAAGTTGCTAAATTTTGTTTTCTTGATCCAAAAATAATCTGTTATCTGTCCGTCGCTAGGTCCGGAGTAGGGTGCGGTTGGCTTTTGCCCCGCAAAAAATTGAGATAGCCCTAAATTGTCGCTTCCGTCGTAAGCATAGGGCTGAAGCCCGCCCGTATCTAGGCGATAGCCGTTTACGTAATAACGCCTTTCGTCCTCGTGCGCGATATAAAGGTCTTTGCAGTAATATACCCGCCCCCATTTTTGCGTATCTATAAATATCTGCTGCGGTGCGCGCCCTTTTCGGACGAGCTGTTTGTGTATGTATTCGCAAATTCTATTATACGCTGCCGCCGAGTAGATCATCCCGTTTGTGGCATCAGCCACCACGTCGCCCGATGGGTTACGATAAAAAGCCGCGGCTTCGCTGCGCATTACGGAGTAATCCTATCGATTGCATTAAACATTTTAGTTGTCATCTCTGTAGGAGGATTTAATCCTCCTACAGAGTAGCCAAATACGCTATCCTTTAGCAAGCTTGCCTCTTGAATTCTTAGCTTGTCGTCGTAGCTTGCTATCTCGCGCCCTATTGCTTGACCGCGCTTCTTTTCGCTTTCGGTTTGCTCCCTGATTAAAGCTGTGCGTGCTTCGTTGAATGCCGCCTCTCGATCCGCTAAATTTAGCTTTTTCTCCATTAGGTCAAGCTCGCGCTCTTTGAGTTTGACATCGGCATCAGCTATTTTTACTTGGGCTTCGAGCTGCTGTTTTCGTAGCGGCAGCTCCTCGCTTTCGCTTAGAAGCCGCAGGGCGATCTCTTGACTGCTCGTCGTTACGCTCTGCGTCATCGAAACGAGAGTGTTGCAAAGCATATCAAATTTCTTGTCATTCGCCGCTCCGTATTTTTCAAAATACTCATCGATCTTCCCAGCGAATTTATCATACGGCGTATCTGCCGCCATGGTGTCGCCGAGCACGCGCTTATAAAGCTCGCTATATGCTTCCTTATAATCAGCCATTTTTTAGTCCTTTGATATAATTCTCGACTCTTTTTGGGGTCTGGCGGTAAAGCAAGCTTGCTTTTAAGTTTCTTGCCGCCTGCGCGTAATCTCCCGCTTCGATGCAGCTTAGGGTGTGGCAGAAGCCCATAAGCCCCGCAAGCCCTAGCTGATACGCCATTTCGATGAGGGTGTCCTGCACGTTTTGCGGCTTGCTCCCTAGCCACGGCAAGCACTGAAAGAGCCGTTTTTGAAGCTTCGCAACTTTCGAATTTAAGATTTTTTCCGCTACCTCTTTATTCATCGGCTCGATCTTGCCGCCGTTAAGTTTGAGCTCGTCGGGGCTAAGAGCGGCTACCAAAAAGCCGTATCCTATCGTAGCCTTTCCGAGGCTGTCTTTGTAGATATGATCCCGAAAGCCCTCGTGAGCTTTGATGTTTTCTAGCAGGCTCATACTCCCTCCTCGTTCGTGATCTCAATAAATTCTATGTGTTTGCCCGAGCAAATTTTAAAAAAGGCATTGTAAGTTTTTAGCGAATTAGTAACCCCCGCGGCGTTGTATCCGTCGCCTACGAGAATACATCCTGCCGTATCTTTCGGGAAGTTACCGGGATGAATGAGGATGTAGCGCTCCTTTGGCACGCTCTCGTTCCACAGAAGCGGACACATTCGCTTCTGACTCGGGCTATTGTGCCACTCCATTTGATATCGCCCTACTGGAATCCGCCTATCCTTGCCACTCTGCGTAGTATCTGCGCCTGCGGGCTCTAGAGTGAAGCACTCAAAAAGCCTTTTTCCGTCGTCCGTGATCGTTAGTTTTCCAATCGTGCCATCGTGGATGTTTTTAAATCTATTTATCTTGATCCTCATAGTCGCCTCTTTCCTCAAATTTGTCAAAATATTCATCGTGCCTATTAAGCTTACTATTGATTGCCCGGTCCACGGTCTCTTTGATCCATTCGGTTCCGCGCCAAGCAAGAAATCCACATATTGCGAGTGATGCTCTCGTATCTTTTATAAAGAAATTCGCCATCTCAAAGCCTATCCAGCCCAAAAACATTGATGTTGCAATCCCCACGATGACGCTCGTAGCCTTTTTCTTGCTGCCGCTGTCGATATAATCAAGGATGCCGCCGATAAAGCCCACTAAAATGACCCAAAAATAAAACCCCACCTTGTCTAATAGTTCCATTGCCACTTCTTTTACATCGTAAATAAAAGCATCAGCAAAATCGAAATAACGATCTCTATGATTGCTCTTTTGCTAAGCCAAAACTTCTTAGCTCTTAGGATCATTTCCATCGCTGCACTCCCTTAGTAGTTCCTCGCAGGTCTTGTAGTAGCGCATTAGCGCTTTTGCTGCTGCGGGCGTAAAATCATAGCTCGGTTTTTTCGGCATCGCCTTGATACATTTTACGGGGATATAAACTTCTTTATACTCCGTCCTAGTTATGATGTTGGGCTTGCTACATCCGATCAAAAACAAAGCAAAAATGCTAACGAGCCATTTCATTTATCAGCTCCTCATAAAATTTCACTTTGTTCTGACACTCGCCGTTGATAGGCTCCTTAATCTTTTCAAATTTAGTCACCACCTTTTGTTCTACCTCTTTGATATTTTTTACTTCCATATTTTTTATCCGCTCGTTTTGCAGATCGATTTTGGCGTTGCAAGCCTGCAAATTCGAGGAGCTGATGAGCTCTTGGGTTTTGGCGAATACTAGATCCTTGTTTAGCTGCTCTATTGTATTTTTGAGACTATGGTTCCACCCTGCCAATGCAAGGCAGGCAAGAAGTAGAGCCGCGATAATTCCGAGGTAAATTTTAAAACTCATAGCGCCATCCATAAAATCAAAAATGCGATATCCTGCATCGCGCCGTAAAATATCTCCTGCCTAGCCCACGCACTTTCGATCTCAAGCTTCTTGAGCCTAAATTTGAAATTCGTGCGATAACCTAGCTCGCAAGCAAGCGGGAAGCCCGCCGCAAGAGCTACGGCTAGAAGCGGCGCGCCATAAATGCCCACAAAGACTAGCGGCGCGAATACCGGTAACCACCAAATCAGCCCGCGCAGAAATAGGCACACCCTGCAAAACGCTAGCCAGTGCGCACGAGGTATAAAACGCCCCGCAAGCCATTCTATGCCGCGACTTTCGCGCTCGCCTTTATCTGCTCCGTGGCTCGTCAAGGCACCCACCCATACGCCCCAGCCCTTGGCTTCGCCTGCGAGATAACCAAGCCCGCAAACGATAGCTATGAAAAAATTGCCGTAAAAGGCAAATATCAGCAGCGCTACCACCAAAGCATTGATTTTGGCGAAATAGCTATACTGCCCGCGCAATCTATTCAGCACCCAAAACATCATAGCGCCACCTCGATCGTATCGGTGAATACTATGGCGTCAAGCTCTTTTTTGCTATTGGCTTTTTCAATTTTCAATTCATACCCCCATTTAAGTACGTGAAGCTTTTGACCGCCTAGCTGAATTGCCTTTTTGATATGCTTTAGATCCTCTTGCCCGCCGATTTTTTTCATTGAGTTGTCGTACATCCTAAACGCCCTTACTTCCAGGCTGTCGAATGTGTCTATCATAGCCTCGACATTTAGCAAATAGCGATAGCCTCCGTTGATGACGCCGAAATTCTTTAAATCAATCTTGCAACTATCGCCCATTGAATGGGTCCAAGCGGCAAGCTCTGCGGTCTTTGCTTCGCGTAGCTGCTCGATTGGGGGCTCTTTCGGCGTTTCACTTAAGGCTGAAGTGTCTTGATCTAGCTTTGTGATTTTTACCTCATTATTGTTTGCGTCATAGTATGTTTTACCGCGCTCATCTTTGACATATTTCCAATTGCCTTCTTTAAAGCATACTGCATAGCCTTTTTTAGAGGCAAGAGGCTGCATATCCGTAGCATTAGCGGGGATTAAATATACATTTTCCTCAAGCGGACTTTTTTGTGCCTCGCTTTGCCCCAAATACTCACCAGATACCCCGTCATAATTGTAGATTTTCATTGCTCTTCCTTAATATTTGATATAGAAATTTACTGCCACGTTGCGCGGTCGATTTTCATTTGCGGTAGGTACTACGCGAGAAGCATCGAAATTTGCGCCATTGTAAGATGTCTCATTATAGTCCTCTCCTACAACTGATATTCTTCTAGAGGCGTATCCGATATGTCCAAATGCCCCTGAGAATTCGTTTATCAAAAATCTGTCTCCATATCCTGCAAATCCTCCTACAATGTTTCTTATAGCGTCGCCTTGAGCTGAACCCAAAGCCCTGCCTCCATCTACTCCGCGTCCATTATCCGCGCCTCTAATGAATTCCCCTCGCAAATCGGGGATATTGAAAGTGTTTGAGCCATCCCCTGCTCCGTATGCAGTGCCGATAGCCGAAAACAAGTCAGTATAGGCAGACCGAGATATCGCTGCTCCGTTGCATAATAAAAATCCATCAGGTGCGGTAGCCCTTGCACTTGTGATTATTGTGCCTACTGGCAGAATCGTAGAGGACAGCAGTGAAAAACTTACCGCTCTTGTATAATTGTCATTATCCGCGGCACCTACTCTAAAGAGGATTTCATTGTTTTTTGAAAA